TCACAAGGTTATATTAATCAATATGGAAGAGTTGAAACTTCCTATGATCAAGGAACTTTTGATTTCTCAGCAAGTGGAACAGATGGTCAGTTATTATTCTATCCAACTAAGGCAACTGTAAATGATTTCGATATCACTGCTATTTCATATAATTTAAATGATACTTATCTTGGAATAGGAAGCACTGCTTTAAGTGATGTTGCTATTATTAATACTTCTAGTGTTAATGTTCCTAGCGGAACTACTACCAATGTTGTGGGTATAGCAAGCACTTATAGATCACTTAGAGTCTTGGTTGAAATTACACCAGATCTTGATGATATGAGTGAATTTGAATATAATGAATTTACTGTATTGCATGACGGAACGAATGTAGATGTGATGGAGTATGGTGAGTTAACTACAACACAAACTGGTTATTCAGATCCTGGATTTGGAACTTTCTACCCATACATCAGTGGCACAGATCTAAAAGTTGATTTTGTTCCTAATGCAAGCATCGGTACAACCTGTGTTGTTAATACTATTCAAGTAGCACTGGCTGCAACATCATCTGGTGTTGGAACCATCTTTATGAATCATGCAAAACTTGATGCAAGATCAACAAGTATTTCTGCTTCTGGAACTCCTGGATTTACCACCGTTGCTCAATACACCAATGATTATGATGCAGGATATTTCTTTGTTCAAGTAACAGATACTACAAACGATAGATATCAAGTTTCTGAGGTTTTAGTCACTGATAATTACGTATCAGACCCTGCGGCGACTATTACCACCTATGACACTGAATGGGGCGTTGTAGAGTCTGTGGGAGCAGGATTAGGCACTATTGGTAGTATAGTTGATGGTGATGGTATTGTATCATTAACCTTTACACCATTAGCAAGTATTGCTGTTGATGTTGCGGTATATTCTAATGCTCTAAAACATGTTGTTGCTGCTAAGGATTCTATTGACTTCACCAATGCTACTATCGATAGTGGGTTTGGTGAATACTATGGAACTGAAAGAGATATTAAGAGAGCATTTAATTTAACACATGATAACAATAATATCTTTGAAAGATATGTTCTTTGTAATGATGCAAATATTGTAAGTGTTTCTGCTGATACTATTACAATTCCAAATCACTTCTTTGTAACTGGTGAGCAAATTACATATAGTCATGCTGGTAGTGCTTCTACTATGGCAATAGGAATTGCTTCTACTTCTTTTGCTGGTATAGGAACCACAGATAGAGTTCCTTCTGATGTGTTTGTTGTTAAGATAAGTTCTGATGCTATCAAGTTAGCAAGAAGTGCAGAAGATGCTTTGAAGGTAGTTCCCGATCCTTTGAATATTACTAGTGTTGGTATAGGTACTTCTCATAGATTTGTTTCAACAAATCAAAATGCCAAAGCATTACTAGCATTGGATAATATTATACAATCACCTGTTGTATCAACTGCTGTTACAACCACATTGGATAATATGATTCATGAAACTGATAATGTTATTGAGTTTAGTGGAATTACTTCATTCTTCGGTGCAGATCTAATTAAGATTAATGATGAGATTATGAAGATTGAAGGGGTTGGTATTGGTAGCACCAACTTCATAAGAGTACGTAGAGAGTGGTTAGGAACTGTATTAGCAGGTCATGGCACAGGAGATAAGGTTACTAAGGTTATTGGTAATTATAACATAGTAAATAATCTACTTACTTTTGCAGAAGCACCTTATGGTAATGTTCCTTTAAGTAGCACTACAAACCCACCTGATTCTAGGGACTGGGTTGGAATAGCAACTGGATCTAGTTTCCAAGGAAGGACATTTATGCGTTCTGGTGAAACCGATGGTGTAAATGAGACATATTCAGAGAATTATGTTTTTGATAGTATATCTGATCAGTTTAATGGAATTGAAAGAACATTTAGATTAAAATCTGATGGTGCAAATGTTACAGGTATTCAGACAGATACCGTCATTTTAGTTAATGACATATATCAAGGAAATGGTAGCACTTATGAATACACTATCTCCGAAACTTCTGGAATTTCTTCAATTAGTTTCACTGGAACTGCTACATCAATATCATCTGATCCAAATGGTTCAAATCTTCCTCTTGGTGGAATAATTGTTTCAGTAGGATCTAGTGAAGGATTTGGATATCAACCATTAATTTCTGCTGGTGGTACAGCAATTGTAGGTTGTTCAGGAACTGTTAGTTCTATTAGTATTGGTAACACAGGATCTGGATACAGAGCTGGTGTTCAAACAGTAGATGTCTCCATTCAACAAGAAAGTTTAACAGGAACAGATATTGTGGCGATTGGTACTGCTATAATTGAAGGTGGTTATATTACAGGAACTGCTGTAACTAATCCTCACATATTCTACAAACCAAGAACTATTGCTAACGTAGGATATAACTCTATGACTGGGGTTACTACTATAACAACTGCTAAGTCTCATGGATTAGCATTGGGTAATGAGATAAGTCTTTCTGGTATTGCATTTACTTGTGATTATCAACCTCGTTTAGGAATTACAACAGCAGCATATAATTCCGTCACAGGTATTATGACAGTTACCACTCCTAGTGCTCATGGATATAAAACAAGTGGTAAGACTAGTGTTGTTATTTTAACTGGATTAGCATTTACTTGTGATATAGATGGTGGAACTTCTACTCACTATTATCCTCGTGGACAGGACTTAGCATATAACACTTCTGTTGCAATTGCAGGAACTGCATCAACGACTATTACAGTTGATGTTGGATATGGTGGTCCTTCTGATCAATATACACATAGTTTTGTGGGTGTTGGAACAAGTGCTGTAATTGTTGGTGGTGATTATAATCATCAATTTGTAAGTGCTGCAAGTAGTGCAGTTATTAGTGGTGGTGATTATGAACACACCTTTGTAAGTGTTGGTGTTGGTACGATTACTATTGCAGGTATTGGATCTACGGTTGTTACAGACGCATCATATACTGCTTCGACTGGTGAGTTAGTATTGACTATTGCTTCTGGTCATGATTATACCACTGATGATATGGTAGGCATTGGAACAAGTGCTTTGATCTTTACTTGTTCTATGGATAATAATTCAAGTCAAAAAACTTATCCAAGATCTACTGATCCTATTATTAGTATTGGTAATACTGCAATCACTGCAACTACTGATACTACATTTACTGTCAATGTTGGTGCATCTCCATTAGTGTACTTTGATGTATCTAATGCAACTTATGATGCTAATAGTGGAATTTCTACTCTTACTATTGGTTCTCATTCCTTAACTACATCAACAAGTATTAGATTGGCTACTGATAGTTTGACTTTCAGATGTGCAATGGATGATTATTGTTCCTTACATACGTATCCAAGATCCACCGATCCTGGATTTAGTACTGCACTAGGAATTACTACAACTACTGCAAATACAATTAGTATCAATGTGGGTGTTTCTACCATCGTTAAGTATAGCGTAACTGATGCTGATTATAATGCCACAACAGGTATTATGACTATGACCATTGGGGATCATACTTTAAAGACTGGAACCAATATCAAGATAGCAACTGAATCTTTAACCTTTACATGTGCTAAGGATGGTAATTCAACCACTCACAGGTATCCAAGAAAACCTGATGCATATTATGGTGGAGTTGCAATCAGTGCTGTAAATAGCACTACTGAATTTGAAGTTAATATTGGGGTATCAACTGTACCAACTTACTATGTTGGATTAGGTTCTGTTCAAGCAGCAATTGTGGCTCCAAGAGCAAATAACAACTCTGCAAGTAAAACTGATCCTGCTGCTAATAGTGCAACTGTTCTTGATGTTATTGATGACAAGACATTTATTACTAATACTGGAATATCAACCTTAGCACACTTCTATGCAAGAGGTGGAAGACTTGAAAAACCATTAGATGTCATATTTGATGATCCAGAATCATATTCAAATCTTTCATTAGAATATGCTTCTAATTCTTCTGGAATTGGAACTGCTGCCACTATTGATGTGGTAGTAGGACAAGGATCTAGTATTGTTTCCTTTAGAGTTGATGAGACTGGATATGGATATGGTCAAGGTGAAAATTTAACTGTACCTATCGGAGGAACAACAGGTATACCAACTACTTCTTCATATAAGGAATTCTTACTTGAGATTAATGAAACATTTAGTGATGAAATGACTGGATGGTCATTAGGTATTCTTAAAATGCTTGATAATTTTGATGCTGATTTTGACGGATCAACTAAAACATTCCAATTACAAGAAAATGGAGATCTAATTTCTATTAGAGCAGGTAAAGGATCTGAAATTGATGTTCAAGATGTTCTTTTAATCTTTATTAATGACATACTACAAGTTCCTGGTAAGGGGTATACATTTACTGGTGGTAGTGTAGTTACCTTCACCGAAGCTCCTAAGAAGGACGATAAGTCTAAAGTAATTTTCTATAAGGGAAGTGGAGATTCTGATGTTGTTGATAGAGAAATTATTGAGACAGTTAAGACTGGTGATAATTTAACTATTGAAACCAACTCTCCTCAGGAATCTTATCTACAAGAAGATAAGAGACAGGTTCTGAGGGTTAATTCTACTGATATGGTTAGCACTAATCCATATTATGGTCCTGGTAATAGTGCAGATGAAACTCTTCAAAGACCTGTTGTATGGTGCAGACAAACTGAGGATAAAATTATTAATGAAAAACCAGTTGGAAAAGATAGAGAATTATATGAACCTCAAATCTCTCCATTTGGATATATCACTAAAACTGTTGGTATTGGATCTACCACAATTTATGTTGATTCATTAAGACCATTATTTAATACACAAAATGAAAGAGAAGATACTAATGATCTTGCATTCCAGAAGAAGGTTATGTTCTTCAATCAAGGAACAAAAACAGGTGCTGCTGGAACGGCAATAGTATCAATAGCAGGATCAATTTCTTCTGTGGATATCACAGATGGAGGAGTTGGTTATACAACTGCTACGGTAAGTTTTGGATCTACCATAGGTATCGGTACTACTACACAAGCATTTGGTTCTGTAATAATTGGTGCAGCAGGAACGGTAACTGGTATTGCTATTACAAGTCCTGGTGTTGGATATACTCATACAAATGTTCCTTCTGTTCTTATTAGTCCACCTACTTATGTGGAGGAAGAGAATTCAGTTAGCACTTATAGTGGTGATCAGGGAGTTATTGTTGGGTTTGGTACTACAACAATTGCTTCTAAGGATCAAATGATATTTGATTTCTATATTCCTGAGGATTCATTCCTAAGAATATCTGGTCTAACAGGAACTGCTCTTACAATGAGTGGAATTGGAACTAATGATATATTTGTTGTTACTGGTTCTAACGTAGGTGATGCTACTACTTCAATTACGTCAGTTGATTCTGGTAGTAATACTGTTGGTGTAGGAAAATCATTTATAGATAATGTATACTCAGTTGCTAACTATGAAATAGTAAATACACCTTCTGGTATTAGTGCAGGAGGAGTAGGAATAGGAACTACGTATTGTGCAAGAGTATTTGCTACCATAACAAGTGATTTCTCATGGGGTGGAACTGGAATTCAATCATCCAACTTCTATGGAACTTACAGTTGGGGAAGAATTGATCTTTCTTCAAGGTCTGGATTAAACTCTTATACTGCATACACTGAGGGTGGTGTAGTGGGAATTACTACCTCTACAATCGTAGAAAGAAGTGCTCCTCTTAAATCTAAGAGATATAAACAAATTTAGTATCTATATCATTGATAAATAACTAAAAAAATACTATCAAAATGGCCGCCATTATAACTGATCAGATTAGAATATTAAATGCAAAGAATTTTGTTGCTGGTGTAACTTCAACTGCTAACGCATATTATTCTTTCATTGGATTGCCTAATCCTACTGAGGTGCAATCTGATTGGGATACTGATCCTCCTTCTCCGAAGGATAATTTTGAAGAGGAAGATAGTTATTGGGATACTATGGTTGCATTGAAGAAGATTAATTCTTCTGATGTGAGACAGGTTGTGCCTAGAAGAAAATGGTCTTCAGGAACAACATATGATATGTATAGAAATGATTATAGTAGAACTAACACTGCTGCTGTTTCTGGTGCAACTAATTTATATGCAGCAACGTATTTTGTATTGAATACTGATTACAGAGTATATGAGTGTTTGCAAAATGGAACTGATCCTGATAATCCTAATGGTAGACCATCCTTAGATGAACCAACTTTTACAGATTTAGAACCTCGTAGTGCTGGAACTAGTGGAGATGGTTATATCTGGAAATATCTCTATACTATCAAACCAAGTGATATTGTAAAATTTGAATCAACTGATTATATTCCAGTTCCTGCTGATTGGGATACAAATTCCGATGATGCGGCTGTTAGAGATAATGCGGTTGATGGTTCAATTAAAATAGTAACTATTAGTAATGCAGGTGTAGGCATTGGTACTGCTGATGCTGTTTATACCAAAGTTCCTATTAAAGGAAATGGATCTAATGCTGAATGTACCGTTACAATTAATTCTTCATCTCAAGTTTCGGATGTAACTGTTTCTACTCAGGGATCTGGATATACTTATGGTAGTGTTGATTTGGTTGCAGGAGGTGTACCGACTGGGACTACTAGACCCGTTTTAGATGTTGTTATATCACCACCAGGAGGACATGGTAAAAACATTTATAGAGAACTTGGTGCATATAACGTTCTTTTATATTCTAGAATTGAAAATGATAACGAAAACCCTGATTTTGTAACAGGTAATCAAATAGCACGAGTTGGATTAGTATGTAATCCACAAGCATTTGATAGCACTGCTCTTTTATCTGTTGACAAAGCAACTGCTGCAGCAGCATTAAGATTGTCAGGAGCAGGTTATAGTAGTGCTACTTTCACTGCTGATGCTTATTTTACACAAACTGTTGCAACAGGAACCACTGCTGCTGGAAGAGTTATTAATTATGATCAAACTACTGGTGTTTTAAAGTATTGGCAAGACAAATCTCTTGCAGGATTTAACACAGTAGGAGCGGCTGTTACAGATCCTACTTATGGATTTAAATTGAATGCATTTACATCAACCCCCGAAACGGGTGGTTCCTTAACCATAGTACCTTCGACTGGTTCTAATTTAGCAATAGATACATCATTCACGGGTGTCTCTACCGTAATAAATAGTAGAACCTATTACTTGGGTCAAGAATTTACTAATGGAATTGGTAATCCTGAGGCTAAAAAGTATTCAGGAAATATAATTTATGTTGACAATCGACCATCCATCACAAGATCCTCCACTCAGAAGGAAGATATTAAAATAATCTTGCAGTTCTAAGAAATCATGCCGCAGCTAACAAATTTAAACGTATCACCATATTTTGATGATTATGATCCTGCTAATGATTATTATCGGGTGTTATTTAAACCTGGATATCCAGTACAAGCACGGGAATTAACTGGACTGCAATCAATGTTGCAAAACCAAGTTGAAAAATTTGGTCAACATTTTTTCAAAGAAGGAACTAAGGTAATACCTGGAAATACAAGTTATACTTCACAATATACATGTATTCAATTAAATAATGAATTTCAAGGAGTTCCTGTTGCTGCTTATGTAGATCAATTAATTGGCACTACAATTACAGGACAAACTTCTGGTGTAACTGCAAACGTTAATAAAATTTTATCTGCGGAAGATTCGGAAAACGGAAATCTTACTCTTTATGTAAATTATCTTGGGTCTAATACTTCCAATAATTCTACAGAAACATTTTCTGATGCTGAAGAACTAACATGCAATGCTATTATTTCCTCAGGACTTCTTGGTAATACAACTATATCTGTTGGTAGTCCATTTGCATCTACTATTGCAAATGGTGCTGCTGCCACTGGATCTGCTTTTCATGTAGAAAATGGTGTCTATTTTGTTAGAGGTCAATTCCTTAATGTTGATAGTGAAACACTTATATTAGATCAGTATGGAAATACTCCAAGTTATAAGATTGGATTTAATATTTTAGAAGAGATAATTACACCTGATCTTGATGAGACATTAAATGATAATTCACAGGGATTTAATAATTATTCTGCACCAGGTGCTGATAGATTAAAAATATCTCTTAATTTATTTAAAAAATCATTAGATGATACATTAGATGATACATTTGTAGAGCTTGCAACTATTGATTCAGGAATTTTAAGATCTAAAAAAGAAACTACTGAATATAACACCTTTGCAGATGAACTTGCTCGTAGAACTTTTGAGGAGTCAGGAGATTATTATGTAACACCATTTGATGTTTCAGTTGTAAATTCTTTAAATAATAATATTGGTAATAATGGAATATTTCAAGAAGGTCAATTTACTTATACTGGAGGAACTCCATCCAAGGATTTAGCACTCTATCGTCTTTCTAGGGGAAAGGCATATGTTCGTGGATATGAGATAGAAACAATTTCACCCACATTTTTAGATGTACCAAAACCAAGAACTACAACAACATTAGAAGATCAGGCAATAGAATATAAAACTGGTCCTGCTTTAAAACTTAATAGAATATATGGATCACCTACAATTGGTATTGGTAATACTTATGTTGTAAGTTTAAGAGATCAAAGAACCAATACTACTCAACCTGGTGCTGCTAATTTACCAGGAAAAGAAATAGGTCAAGCAAGAATATATGACTTTGCGTTAGAAACTGGATCTTATAGCACATCTAATGCTAATTTAAATGAATGGGATATATCTTTATATGATATTCAAACTATTACTGAAATTCATATAAACCAACCTCCTACTAGTAAAGATGGTAATAATGGCACTTTTGAGGCTGGAACTTTTGTCAAAGGTAATAATAGCGGTGCAACTGGATTTTTGAGATATGCGGTTTCAGCAGGTCTTGCTTTAACTGTTACCGAAACTTCAGGTAATTTTATTAAAAATGAAGCACTTACATTTAATGGTATTGCTAACGGAAGAGTTGCAGTAGCAGTTACTGAATTTGGTATATCCAATGTAAAATCATTATGGGGAACTAATAATGGTGTGGTTGGTATTAATACTTTCTGTGCTGATGTAATTCAAACTACTAAGTTTAATGTAGGGGTTGCAACTATATCACCTGCCTCTGGTGCTGGTACTATTAGTACGATTAGAAGCACTAATCCACTATTTCCTGGAACTGGTGAATTAGTAAAAATTAATGATTTAGTTGAGTTTAGTGATATTGCTTCTTCTGATAGAGATCCTAGTTTAGCAAGAGTTACTAGTGTTGGTACTGATACAATCACTGTTACTGGAGTTGCTAATGTTTCGGGTGTAGTTAATGGAACATTGCCTACAAGTGCTCTTGAAGTATCTGATTTAAAAATTGTATCTACTGATTTTGAATCGTCAGATGAGGTTACTCTTTATACAGAACTACCTAAGCATGATGTTTCAAATGTAGATTTAACTGACGCATCTATTTCTATTAGAAAAGTCTATGATAGTCAAACTATTGCTAATAGTAGAATAGCAAACACTTTAAGTGCGGGTGAAAATGAAACTTTCCTTCCTTTTGATCCTGAGAGATATGCAGTCTTCAGATCAGATGGAACTACGGAAGAATTAACAGCAGATAGACTTGTGTTTGATAGTGGAATGACTACCCTTGACATTCTTAATCTAAGCACAGCAACTGATAGTGGGAATGTGTCTGTTGTAACCACTTTAAAGAAAATTAAACCGACAGCAAAGAATAAGATTAAGAAAAGAGTTAATTCGATTATTGTAGATAAGTCTAAATTAGAAGGATCAGGTATTGGAAGTACTTCTCTTAATAATGGTTTGACTTATGGTAATTATCCTTATGGAACCAGAGTAGAAGATGAGACTATCTCATTAAATGTCCCTGATATCATTGACATGCACGGAGTCTATGAATCATCTACTGTTTCAGGAACTGCTTCTGCACCATCAATGGATCTTATTTCATTGAATAGTTCTTCTACAACAACCACTGAATTAATCATAGGAGAGCAACTAATAGGACAGAATAGTAATGCAATTGCTATTGTTGCTGAGAAATCTGATGCAGATACGATTACTTTCATTTATCAAAACGATTTTACTTTCAATGAGGGAGAAACTGTAGTATTCCAAGAATCCTCAGTTCAAGGTGTTGTAAGTACAGTAACAGAGTCTAGTTTTAATATTTCTAATGAATTTACTTTTAATAATGGTCAAGAAAATACTTTCTACAATTATGGAACTATAACTAGAAAACCTGATTTTGATGCTCCTGCAAAACAAGTAAAAATATATTTTGAAAGTGCTTACTATGATTCTACTGATACAGGAGATATTACTACTGTAGACTCATATAAAACTTTTGATTATTCTACTGAAATACAAGAGGTTAATGGACTTGCTAATTCAGATATGATTGACATTCGACCAAGAGTGTCTGATTATACTGTTAGTGAAGGTTCTAGTTCTCCACTAACATTTGCAGGAAGAACATTTAATCAAGCAGGACAAACTGCAACAAATATACTTGCATCCGATGAATCTATTGTTATTGATTTTTCTTTCTACCTTGGAAGAATTGATAGAATTTTCTTAACAAAAGATGGTAAGTTCCAAGTTGTATATGGAACACCAGCAGAAGATCCTCAGGCACCAGGTGAAATTGATGAAGCACTAGAAGTTGCTATCATCAATTTACCAGCATACTTATATGATGTTTCACAAGCTTCTATCAATTTCTTAGATTATAAGAGATATAGAATGACTGATATTAATAAACTTGAAACAAGAATTAGAAATTTAGAATTCTATACCAGTCTTTCTTTATTAGAAAGTAATACTGCTAATTTCTTTGTACCTGATTCTGATGGATTAAACAGATTTAAGTCTGGATTCTTTGTAGATAATTTTGAAACCTTTAACACTCAGGATACTAAGTTTAAAGTTAATAATAGTATTGATCCAACTAAAAATGAATTAAGACCAAAACATTATACAAACTCAGTAGATTTACAATTTGGTCCAGTAGTTAATGTTGATAATAGTGCTGATTTAAATTTCAATACTATTACAGGTATTAACATAAGAAAAAATAATGACATTATTACTCTTGATTATTCTGAACAAGAATATTCTAAACAACCCTTTGGATCTAGAACAGAATCTGTAACTCCATTTATTGTTGCATATTGGAATGGAATAATTGATTTAACACCTGAATCTGATACATGGGTTGATACTGTTAGAATTGATGCTCGTGTTATTAATAGAGAAGGTGATTTTGCATCTACCGTAGAAAATCTTGCTGCTAATGAAGGATTTGATGCTCAGACTGGATTAGGTGCTCAGATATGGGGATCTTGGTCCGACTTCTGGACAGGAAGAAGAGTTATAACTGGTAATGTAACGGGTGCTCGTAGACATATACATCGTTCTAGAACTGAGGGTAATTGGATAGTAAATCAGAGCGTAACTCAAAGAGCAGTAGAAGTTGAAGAAAGTGTTAGAAGTAGTAGAACAGGTACTCAAAGACGACC